ACGAAGAGCCAGGACTTAAATTTATGCCTTACATCATGGCAGAATCTCTTCAAACTATTTCTGAGGGTACATTCTCTCCGAAAATCGGTATGAAGTCAAGATATGCTTTGGTTGAAGCTGGATGGCATCCACAAACTCAATATGTTCAATTCAACATATTGAATGCAGCTGGTAACGCTTCAGGTGTACAGTACTTAGGTTAATCTTAATTGACTTAATAATAAAAGTAAAGCCCTCTTCGGAGGGCTTTCTTATTTTAAGAGGTCAGATAAATAACTAAAATAATTGTCTAATTAGGTAATTATAACAACTATTTAATCTGAGACCCCCTAACGGCCTTAACTTATTTTTAATATGAATACTCATATTACAGGATTGGAGAGACCAGGAGTGATCAGAGAAGATCGAGTAATTAAAAAAATGAAACAATAAAATGGCAAACCAAGTATTGTCTTACACAGAATTCCTAACTGAAAAAGTTAACCAAAACTTAGCATCTATGCCTGCTGCAGGTTCTAGATTAGGAAAAAGCGTTGATCCTAAAATGGCTAAATTAGATATGCCTAAAGGTTCTAGCATTAAAAAATCGGTTGACACTAAAATGACTGATCTTAAAGCTGCTAAAGGTGCTAAAATCACTAAGTCAGTTAACCAAAACTTAGCAGAAGCTGCGCCTAAAGGTAAAGCTATCACTAAGTCAGTTGATCCAGCATTTGGCAAATTAGTTATTAAAGGTACAGCTATCACTAAGTCAGTTGATCCTAAGATGGCTAGCAAACAAAAATAATTAAAAACTCGATGAGGATTACACTAAGCGTACCTCCTAGCATAATTCAATATATGGATGAAGCAGGTATTCCTATGCAGGAAAGAGCAGATCTTTATGAAAGATTTGTTATGTATGCAACTGGTCTAATGACTGGCGACGAGCTTGATAAATTTGAATCATATGCAGCCGATCACGAGTCAGCATATGCTGAAGACTCAAGATCAATGACATTTGAGTCTTTTATTCAACTAAATGAAAAGAAAAGAAATTCTCTTAAAGAATTAGTTGGTAAAGATGACGAAGAAGAATTAGATCTTGATGATGCTCGACGTATTGGAAGAAAAGTTTCCAAGATGACTGGCGATGATCGTAAGAAATTTGTCGGCATTATTAATTTTATGGGAGCAAGCTGCCGAATATACAATGAAATTTGGGCAAACTATAAAACAGTTGATCCAGAAAGAAAAGATTCCAATAAAGGTAAAGCCTTTAGAGGAGAAAAACCACAAGCATAATTAAATGGGAGTAATCTGCGAAATTTTTCAAAGTCACGAACTTAAATGGCAAGTTAAAGACTGCGAGCCAGTTTGGAACCAAAACGATCAAAAAACCGTTTTGCATAACTTTAATGTGTACCCTGACCTAGATTTTGTAGATGCCTATGGAAATTCTACCTATGTAAAGTATACAGGTGCAGATAAAATACGTGACCTTTTACTTGCAATACATGCAGTTATTTGTGGTTATGTTAATGAAAAGAAGAGCAAGTCTACTAAAAACGAAGCGCTTGAGCTTCCAGCCGGAGGATCTAATCTACCTGCTGTTCAAGGAAGTAAGGAACTTGCGACTATTCAGAAACCTGGATTGCCTGCAGTTACTCAAAAACCAGGACTACCTGCTGTTATACAAAAACCAGGCTTGCCTGCAACTATTCCATATGATGCAGCTCAGTATACAAAAGAAGATCCAGAAGATCAAAAATTGTTACCAGCTCCGGCCGAGTCTCTTTTTTATTGTTTAACAATGGAAGACGAGAATAAAGTAATACATACAATCGAGGTTAAGTCTGGCGAAACTGCTCCAACTATAGAATCTTTAATTGGAACTGATATTGAAGCTAAGGGTAAGATAAAACTTGCGTCTGGCCCATACAAAACGCTAGAGGAAGTTGAAAAAGAGTGTACACTTGAAGAAAAACCAGAAGAAGACTGCTGCAATTATTATGTAACTATTAAAACAAATAAGTTACGAATGATTGAAGAAGGTTCTGGCGAAAAAAACGTTAAATTTAGATATTTAATGTCAAATAACATGTTAAAGGAATTAGGCGGCGATAAAATAGCAAACGCTGATAAATTTACTATTTCAATTACACCAGCTTCTACTAGATTAACTAAATTATTTGGTGCAAGCTTTGATATGAAGCTTGAAGATTTTCAAAGCGACGATCCAGTCTATGCTGGAAACTTAATTGTTGCAGTTATTCCAACGTTAGATTTAGATATTGTTGGAAACGAATCTTTACCATCAACTCAAACTGCAAAGACTTATAACGAAGTTAGCGCAAGAGAGTTAAAGCGTAGAATAAATGAGTTAGAGTTCAATAGAACAAAAACCATGACTCCAGAACAAAAAGAAACTGAGTTTAAAAAGCTTCTTACCAAATGGGAGGAAGACGAGCGTAGAGATAATGCATAACTCAAAGAATAAATAAACAAAAAGGTCCAATATAAATGGCAGGTTTACCACATTTTAAAAATTCAACAGTAGGTCGTAATCTATTTGAACCGTTATACCTTAACCAGTTCACGGTAATTATTACTCCTCCTGCATCAATCAACAATAATACAATTACCCCATTATTGGTTGAGCACGTAAAATCAATTAAAGGTTTACCAGAACAAGCTGGTACCGGTACATTGGCAACACAAGCGTACAGATTCTCTAAAAGATATTTCGCAGCAGCAGCTCCTAAGGAAACTGGTGCAAAACTTACAATTGATTTTGAAGTCAACTTAAATGACGCAAATGAAATGTATGTTTACAATCAATTTAGAGCATGGGGTAACCTAGTATACGATCCATTAACTGGTCGTCAAGGTCTTAAAAAGGACTATGCTCCAAATGGTGCCAACATTTATGTAGGTATTCACAACAGAGCCGGCGATATCTATAGAGAATTTACATTCTCTCCAGTATTTGTTTATGGAGATAATTTAACTGGTGAAATGGATTTGAAATACGAAGGTGATGCAATTTATACAACAGCATTCCAATTCGTTGCAGATAGCTATACTGAAACCAGAAACGGACAATTCTAAAAATTAAAAACCTAAAGCTAAATGGATATTTTTAACCTAAAAAGCAGCGCTGTTAAAGACTTTAAAAGATTTATGGATATAAAGGCTCCGTCGTTTGGTGGACCTAACGAAACTGAGTCATTTGATAAATCTAAAAGAAAGTCTTTAAAAGAATGGACTAATATTGCAAAAAGAGACGCTAACTTTGAAAATGGCGGAAAGAATCATAATAACGATAGTTATTGGAAAGCTTTTAACAGTGATGTACCAAGTCGTGCAGCTAAAATTAAAATCGAAGAACCTTTAAATACGACTCCAGCAATGGGCGTTACAATAGTAAAAGAAAGTCATGTTCCTCAATTTGAAAACTATATGTTTGAAGAAGACGAAGAAATTAAAGACACTGAAATAGAAGAAACTCCAGAAATCGACGAAGAAGCTCTTGAAATGTTTATGGAAGAGTTTAGCGATGAACTAAAAGAAATTTTAGAAATTGCTTGCGAAAAAATGGAAATCGAAAAAGACGAATGTGTTGAAATATTTAAAGCAGCTATTCAAAGAGTTGCAGAAATGCCAGAAGAGGACGAGTCAGAAGAATTAACTGACGAAGACGAAGAATAATATTAAATTTACTTAAATAGAAAAGGAGATCATTGATCTCCTTTTTTTATGTCTTTTAGAACGGCTTGAAATTCTTGGTCTGGATCAATTACTGTAAAATCAAACTCGACCCAAGTATATGTGGTCTTTAAGAAATTAATTGAATTTAAGATGCCAGTTGGCGAAAGCTCAGTATTTAAATAAATTAGCCTGGAATATTTCTGGTTCTTTATCTTAATAACTTTATCAATTAATTTAGAAATTTCATAATTTAATAGAAACGCTTGGACTTTATTTGGAATAAAGATTTCAGTTTGAAATTTTTCCTTTACGATTTTATTAATATTAAGAACATAGTCGCTTTTACTTTTTTTAGAAAAGCGTTCAACAAATGTTTTATAATCTCTTACGAAAACAATAGTTAATTCTCTGGTTGCAATATCTTCTGTCAAAATGTGGATAACTTTTTTTATTCAGACTCGGTTAGAATCTGAACTACATCAACCCCTGCCTTTTTTAATAAGTCGAGACCGGCAGAGTCTCTGTATGTTTCTGAATAAACTACTCGGTTAATTCCAGCTTGTAGAATTAATTTGCTACATTCTCTACACGGAGACATTGTAACATAAAGCGTAGATCCCTCAGAAGATTGTGTGGATTTTGCAACTTTAGCTAGGGCATTTGATTCAGCATGCAAAACGTACCACTTAGTTTCATAGTCTAAAAAGTTATTATCTTTATCAAAGATTGGAGTTTCGCACTCGTTTTCAAATCCAGACGGGGTTCCATTATAACCATCTGCAATAATAGTATTGTTTTTTACCAATAGCGCTCCAACCTTTTTACGACGAGCATTGGATAACTGGCCCCATTGTGACGCCATTTTCATGTATACTATATCATATCTAGTTATCATACTTCAAATTGGTTTACAATCCAGGTTAAAAGATCGTCTTTTTCTTGTAAAATTAAAATATCATCTTGGTCCTGTTCAACAAATTCAAAAATATCTGTAAAATCTTGGGTTGGATGGCCGGACATTGATACTAGATTAGTTTTAACTGATGGTAGTCTAGTTGGGATAAACTCGCCAAGCAGCATTTTACTAACTAACTCATAGTGTCTATCATATATGTGATATGAATTTGCATGGTGAGTATATGTACCAAGTTCCAATTCTGGATAAAATTCTTTTAGATGGGCTAGGGCTTGCATTTGAAGAGAACAGAAAAATGCAACATCAGTTGGAGTACCCCAAATTGCATCATTAGATCTCATATAGACACTAAAATTTAGTTTATTATGTCTAATATGGAAAATTCCATACATTGTACAAACAAAATCTTTATTTCCGTTATATTGATGTTCTGGCGTATTAAAGTGGAGTATCGCCTGGCGACTGTCCTTATCTTTTGCTAAGGAGGCAACTGCCCATTCATACTGAGTAAGGCCGCCGAGTGACTTTGGCTTAAATATTAAGTTACCGTATGCTGAGTTTACAGTTCCATTTGGATTTTGTATCTGTTCCCAAAATTTAGCATACTTTGAAATAAACGCAACGTCATTACGTCCGGCATAATACCATAATAATTCAGCTGCAATATATTTGGTCTGGGTTGACCTAGTCATATTGGTATACATACACTGACTTGGATCAGTGATTTCTAATGAAACATTTAGTAATTCTTTACTGGTAGTTCCTCGGGTTTCACACAAGTCGCCATTATCAAATAAATCAATTAATGATTTTTGGTAAGCTTCTGCGAATGATGTTCCTTTGTAAGTATGCATAGGTCTATATTAATTTACTCTTATATCAGAAAAATGGTCTTTGTTTTCGACAAACACCTTAATATCAAAAAACTCTTCCGGTAATGGATCATGCGAGATAACAAACACTGTCATATTGTGTTTCTTGGCAAAGGTTTTTAATAAATCAACTACTTTGTAAATACTTACAGAATCTAGCGAAGAAAATATTTCATCTAGAAAAAGTAGATTAATTTTATTATTTTTCATTTTAATTAATTCTAATATACACAATAGTACAATTAGATTCATTTTCTTTTGTTCGCCGGCCGATAGTGACTCTGGCGAAATTTGCATTCCAAGGTGTGTAATAATTGGATTAAATTCCAAATCGAATTCAAATGCAAACTTAAACTCAAGCATTTTAGAAGTCCTTAAAATATTCTTATTAAGTAGAGGAATAATTTGATTCATTAAGATACGTTTCATTCCATTATCTGAAAGAATTACTTCAAGCTCTTGATTAACCGAAAGTTCCTTATCTAATTCGCCTAGATCGGTGTTAGTCGATTCAATATCTTCATTTAACTGATCAATAATCTTTTGTAGATATTGAGTTTGTTTTTCTGAGTCTTGAGATTGCGTTAGCGAATCTAATTCTCTTTTAGCGGAATCGATTGCTGACGAAAGTTTTGCATGATCGTTTCTGAATTTTTCTTGAGATGCTTCAAGATCCCTAGCTCCAGCTTCTATTTCTAAAATCTTAGTTGCTATTGGCAAAAGTTCTTCTTGAAAATTGGCTTTATTATCTTCTAGTTGCTGCTTAATTCCAATATGAACAGTATCAGTTAAATCGCTTAAGCAGTGTGGACACTTGTTTTTTGCATATATTGCTAATTTTTTATCGATCTCAGCAATATTAAATGTGCACGAAGATTTAGATTCTCTGGCAGTTTTTAACCTATTCTTGGTAGAGTCTAATTCGGTTTTAAGGTCAGTATATGATAGCTTAACTTCGTCTTGTTTAGAGGTGGCTCTAGTTAAAATATCGGTTAGCTGAATAATGCGGCTCTCTTTTTCTTGAGTTAAGTCTTGTTGCAGAGCTAATAATTGTTGCACTGCTTGCTCTAATAGATGTTGATTTTTAGTAAGAGCAGTTTGGCTAGCGAATTGCTTGCCCTTTACTGTTTTTGCGTCTTCTTTCACCAACTGATTCATATCATTAACTAGATCTAATCCAAAGATCTTATCAATAATTTTTCGTTTATCAGCTGGGCTCAATTTAACAAAACTCTTAAAGTCATTTACTGAAAGAGAAATTGTATTTGAAAAAACATTAAATGGAATTTTAACAAGTTCTTCTTCAATAAATTCATCAACTCTTCTTTTATCAGGTAAATTATAGTCATTTCCGTTAATTAGAATTTTAGAGAAATTTGGTTCGAGGCCTCTTTCTATTTCAACTTCATCACCATTGTTTGCGGTAAACTTTACTAAAGTATAGGCATTTTTATTGATTCTGTTTGGAATCTCTTTAATTTTTCTAATACCAGATTTTCCATATATAGAAACAGTCAAGGCATCCGATATACTGGATTTACCAGAACCGTTTGTTCCTTGAACAAGAATTAAATTTGGCTCATCTGAAAATTTAAAAGTTTGTATCTTATTTCCATATGAGCAAATATTTTTAAATGCAAATTCCTTTATTTTCATAAGTCCTTTGGTTTAGGCAAGCTTATTACCTGATCTGTCAAAATTTCAGTAGAAGCAATAACTTGCCAAGTTTTAATTTGATCATTCCATTCAATACTAGCGTTTGGATAGTCTGATACAGTATAGCTTGAAATATTACCTGTTAAAAAGTCCAGCCAGTGATATGCATGTAATTTATCAACCAATCGTGGATCATCTTGAATATTTTTAAGATCTTCGGGTGTAGCATCAGAGTTAGACTCAAGCAAGTCATTTCTTAAATCATTAACCAGCTTATCCATCTCAGAATTTAATTGCTTTAATTTGATTGGATTGGTCTGAATTGTATTTGAAAATGCTGGTGCTAAACTAAATACAAGTTTTGCCTGTATCATATTTAAATCGTGTGCACAAACTGTTTCAATAGGTTCGCCTTGTAAAATTCTATTGGTAGCTATAATCTTAGGAAAACCTTCGACTGGGTCAAGCTGTATTTTAACTTTATTTGTAATTCCAATATTAAACATAGTCTTTATCTTGTTTTGCTCTTTCCTGTATTTCAAAGAATTTTGTAATAAGATCCTTTTTCATAAGTGGAGTGTATTGTTTTGAATTTAAGTAAGTTTTAAAAATTTCAAACGCATCAAACTTATCTGAACTTGATAGGTCTAACAAAATATCAGCCGGCTTAGCTTCGGATGAATCACTACTTGTATAGGTAAAAAATTCAATTTTTCTATATTTTATCTGCTCTAATACAGCTAAGAACTGACTAAGCGGAATTTTATTAGATAGATTAATCTCAATCATAACATCAACAAAATTATTGGTTAATAATCCTTTTAGCTGATCAATATTCATATCTAATAACTCGCATATATCGTATTTGACATAATTTGGCGATGTTAGGTTTTCAATAAAGGTTTCTGCATAATTGTTTTTAGCATCTATTATGTAGTACCCCTTAGCGTTCCCTCGATCACCACGGTCCATCTGGTAGGGCGTTCCGGTATACAATATATTATCTTGTTCTTGTCTGTGATGGATGTGGCCAGAGTAAACCCTGTTATACTGGGATAGGGCGGTAATTTCTAATCCATGTTCAACCTTGGTCCATCTATTAAATTTAAGACCCTTGATATCTGCATGACATACAATACGATTACACATACCTGCATAGTCTGCAACATGGCCGCCTAGAGTTTTAGTATCTTCAACCCAAGGTAGCATTAGCCAATTCTCAGTTTCGTTAATTGTTAAAATCTCTGGGCTCTCAAATACATGGATATTTTCAGCAAGGTGTTTTAGGTGGCGAACTGAGTTGACTTGATTTGAATCTTTATAATAGACATCGTGATTACCTAATATAATAAACACGCCTCTTTTAAATATTTTAGCTAGATTTTCAAAAATTTCCATTGAATCATTTTGAATTCTAACATTAATAGATTCTCTAGAATGA